AACCCGGTTACGCGGCGTTGCGGATGCCGAACACGCCGCCGCCGGCGACCAGCCCGGCGAGCGCGACCGTCACCCACTGGCCCGCGGTCAGGTCGTCGATGCCGACGTCGCCGACGAGCACGGCGGCGAGCGCGCCCAGTGCGGCCACGGCCGTCGCGTACAGCGCCTTCGCGATCTTCGCCATCACCTTCCTCCGTTCGTTAGTTGGTACACGACAAGCGCGCCGACCGCCGACCCGAGAATCGACGCGACGCTGACCGCGAGCGCGAACAGCACCGCGAACCGGGACGCCGACACCCGCAGGTCGGTGACGGCCGCGAGCAGCTCTTCGACGTGTCCGTTGATGCCGTTCAACCTGCGCCCCTGGTCTCCGAGCGTGGCGTCGACTCTGCCGCGCCAGCGGGCGAGTTCGTATTCGTCATGAGGCTCCGCTCCTCCTTGGCCTGACGGCATGTCAGCTACCAGTCTTCGACCGAGTCGACGGGGTACACGCTCCACGCGGCCGGGTACGGCAGGTAGTCGGCGATGGTGAGCCGCGCCCTGCCGGGGACGGGGTAGACGCCGACGGTGACGTTCACGCGTGCGGCGCGCACCCTCGCCTCCGTGTACGCGCCGAGCGCGGTCTTCGTCGGGAACTCGTTGGCGAACGCTTGCGGCATGACCACGAACGCGTGGTCGAGCCACTCCCACCCGACGTTGTGGTACAGCGGCGACTCCGTGGATAGGCCGAACTCGACTCCCTCCGAGCGGAGATCCTCCGTCTCCGCGAGGAGATCCTGGCCGGTGACCACGCCGACGTCCAGCTCCTTCTCGCAGTTGACAACGCAGACGGTGCGTTTGTACTCGCCCGTGATCCGGCAGAGTCTCCGCAGGTCACCGGGGGTGTAGCAGCGGGCCCACCAGCCCCACGGGATGCCGTGCCGCTCGAGCTCGCGGATCCAGACGGGCCAGTCGTGGACGTCGGTCACGCCGTCGAAGGCGTTGAGGACGCAGCCGGTGAACTTCCTCTGCTTCATGGCGGCGACGTGCTCGACGGGGCCGAGCGGCCCGCCGTCCGCTTGTACGGCCATGCCGACGGGGCCTGCGAACACGCCGAGCGTCTGCGCAGGCACGGCCGGGCGGCTACGCGGGTCGGTGTCAGCGGGCACATGCGGCATCAGTCGTGGACTCCCGAAACATGAATGTGGTAGTCGTGGCTGGTGTCGCCGGTCGTCAGCGGATGCCAGTACGGCCGCGTCCGCGACCACATCCGGCGACCCAGGATCACGTAGTTGACGCTCAACGCCAGGTGATGGCGGACGTACAGCTTCGCGAGCCGCCGCGCCACCAGGTAGTTCCAGCCCTTGTTGAAGAAACGGTTGCGGCGGCCCAGATCGAAGGCGTAGCAAGGCGGGCCGACGCCGTGGTCGCCGGGCTTGTTGACGTAGGTGCCGAGGTCTGTGAACGCCCGCTTGCGCCCCATCGAGTAGGCGAGCCACAGCGACTCGTGCAGCGACGCCCACCCCTGCTCGGGCTCGACCAGCTTCCGGTGCTTCGCGACGTACCGGCGGCGCAACTGCTCGTACGTCATCTCGCCACCAGCCACATGCCGACGAGCGACCCCAGGCAGAACGCCACGATCACGTACGCGACAATGTCGATGGTGCGGCTCACTGGAGAAGCTCCAGGATCGCGTACCGTTTGCGGAAGCTGTTGTTGGCGTGCAGGACAGACCATTGCACCGTCAGGTCGAGCGTCCGCGCGGCGGTCGTGTCTTCCGCCGCCGCCGCAGAGTTCCCGAGCAGCCCCAGCGTGATCCCTTCCAGGTCGCCGATGCCGGTGCCGGGAGCGGCTTCGTTCGCGGGCGGCGCGATTAGCCGGAGAGACGCATACTGCGAGTTGGTCGCGCCCGCGTTCGCGAGCAACGCCTCGATCTGCCACGGCTGCCGGCCCGCGCCGATCGTCGCCACGAAGTTTGTGGTGTCCGACAAGATGGTGGTCGCGCCCAACTTCAGGCGGACCGTCAGGGTGTCGCCGGTACCGTTGTTGTGCAGGTAGTCGCCGAACACGGTGAGCCGCAGCAGCCGGTCGGTCGAAAGGTCGTTCGCGGCGATTGACTGTGAGAAGATTGACGTCTCCGTGGACGACGACGCCACGTCGGTTGTCGCCGTGCTCATGACGTAGCTGCGGCCCACCTCGCGGAAGTTGTCGCGGTGCTCGTTCAGGTGCGCCCCCGCCAGAACAGCCGACGCGGAGAAGGTGCGGTCAGTCCACGCCATTCACATCCTCCTTTAGAATCCGAGCCTGCTGGTGTCGAGCACGCCTTGCGTGGCGTGATCCAAGATGAAGGAGGCGGTCGGCACGGGCGACACGCCCAGGCTGACAGCCCACGCTGACGGCGTGATCGTGTGCGCGATCTGCTCCACGTTCTGGTCAACGCTGATCGCGGCGCCGACGTTCATTGGTCTGCGGACGACGGTGATCCGGTCGCCCAGCTCGAGCGCGAGCGCCTTCGGCCACGCGACCGACGGGCTGCCGTCCGGCATCAGCTGAACGGAGTCGAACCTGAGCACCGGGTCCTTGTCACGGAACACCACCCAGTCGGCGAAGTCCTCCGCTTCCGCCTCCGACTGCAGCAGCAGACCTGAGCGCTCAAAGTCGCGGCGCAGGTAGTCAGCCTGCGACGTGGCGTCCTCGCCGACATGCAGGACAGACGACCCGGCGATGGTGACCCTCGCGTAGTTGTGGAGGCTGACAACGTCGTAGGAGCCGCCGATCCCCACGTACCCGACCTCGCTGCCTCCCGCGTCCCCGAGGGTCGCCTCCGACGTCAGCGTCGTCACACGCTTGTGGCGATTGTGGAACGTCGCCTTGCCGTCCGCGGACATGAAGAACACGCCGTTCTCGGCGCGGGCGACGTCGTTGATCATCGACAGGGCGCTGCCGGAGAACAGGCCGGCCTGCACGACCGACTGACCGACGTCAACCGCCCGGTCACCGGCAGGCCACGACGCCTCGTCGAGCACCCGGCCGACACGTGCGCCGGACAGCTCAGCACTCACCGATATCTCCGCCTTCAGGAAGGCGTCTCCGGTCACCGAAGCCCAGGTCGTCCCGTCGTACGTCTTCAGCGACCCGGAAGCGTACGGGTTCGACGAGTCGTAGGCGCACCAATAGTGGGCCGTGTCGGACGCTCCGGACGCCACGGCGACCCGAACCCAGTAGACGGTGCCGGACGCGATCTCGAAGCCGAACGGCACGCGGATCTCCTTGTAGTCGGCGCCGACCGCCGACGCCGCGATCACCTCCGCTGAGCGGACGACAACACCGGGGCTTCCGCCCACGTCCGAGAGGATGTCCACGAGCACGTTTCCGGTCGGGACGTGGTACGGCGGCTTCGTCGTGCGAAGCTTCACCGTCACGGCATGCAGCGTGGCGTTCGCCGCGGCGGTGATCGACTGGGCCGCCTGCTGCGCCTGCCCCGCCGTTAGCCGTCCGAACGCCTGGTCAGCTGCCGCGTTCGGAGCCACGTCCGTTGCGGCCTGGTCGATTGTCCATTGGTCGTTCGACAGCGGCTCGAACCCGTCCACGGCGGTCAGCTCCACCGTCTGGTCGGTGTGCCGCCAGTTCTGAGGCCACTTCTCCACGTACCCGGTGAACAGCCGGTAGGTGACAGCGGCGTACGTCGCGGAGAGACGCAGCCTGCGCATCGGCTTCAGGTTTCCGAAGTGCGGGCCGGTCGCGTGCAGCGGGTCGAAGCGGCGGTCACGGTTGTTTAGGGTGACGGTGGCGGTGCCAGCCTCGACGTCTGAGTATTCGTTGGAGCGGCCCCGGCGCGTGGACGCCCCGCGGACGTAGGCGCTCACATCGGTCCACACGACGGAGCCGAGGGCGACGCCGGGCGCGTCCGCGAACCCGATCTCGCAGGCGAGCGTCGGGCCGGGCATCAGGCGAGCGTCAGGCTTCCGGTGACGTTCCGGCGGTCGCGCGCCTGCAGGCCGCGGCGGACCGCTTCGACGAGGTTCTGCTCGGACACGACGGAGCCGCCCACGTTCACGACGACCGTGGTGCCGCCGCCGCTCGACCTGGACGCGCCGTTTGGGACGATGACACCGGACGACGACGGGACGAACAGCTCCGGGCCTCGCTCCCCGACCATGTACGGCGAGCCGCGGCGCACCGGGCCGCCCGATGCCCTTCCGGGTGCGCTGGCGCTGCCGTCGCCGACCACGGACACTGAGACGACCAGCCTGATCTTCCGGAACTGCTTGACGATTGCGTCGAGCAGCTCCGCGGACGCCTTCTCGACGTCGCCCAGCGCGAGCCGCAGCCCCTTCGCGACGGCGGCGCCGAGCGCGCCCGCGCCCTTCCCGAACGGCACCTCGTAGTCCTTCATCAGCTGCCTCAGCCGCGCGAACCACTGCTCGTACGAGATGCGACCGGACGCCAGGTTCGCGTTCAGCTGCGCGAGCCGACGGTCGTAGTCGAGTTTCTCCGCGGCCCTCTGCTCGTCGCGCTTCCGCCGTTCCTGCGCCGCCCGCTTCTCCAGGCCGGCCTTCTCGATCTCGTACTGCGCGTCCGCGAGCGCCTGCATCGCCCGCTTGTACTCCTCCGGGTCCCCGGACACGACGGCAGCCCACACGCCAGCCTCCGCGTCCGCCAGCGCCTTCTTCCGGGCGGCCTCCGCGCGGGCCTCCTCCATCTTCCGCAGCTTCGCCTCCGACGCCGTCTCCTGCGCCGTCACCTGGTCGAACGCCGACGACGCCGCCGACACGAGCGAGCTCAGAGCCGACGCCAGCGCGCCGCCGCGCGCCTCGATCTGCGCCACCGCCTTGTCGATCACCGTGTTCGCCATGCCCTCCGCGGCCTCACCGAGTTTCCCGGCCATCTGCCGGAACCCCTCGATCATGCCCTCCACCGTGTTACGGCCGATCTCCGCGAACACCGCGGACGGCGACGCGATCCCGAGCGCCTTCTTGATCACCCACGGCAACGAGTCGATCTTGGCCTCCGCCCACGCGAGCAGCGCGTCCCAGCCCGCCGCGATCCCGTTCTTGATGCCGTCCACGAGCGCGCCGCCAATGCCCATCGCCCATCCCGCCATCTTGGCGGGGAGCGTCCATATCCACGTCTTCAGCAGCGTCCACCCCGCCTGAGCCGACGCTTTCAGCCCGCTCCACGCACGCGCCCAGTCGCCCGTGAAGATCCCGACCACCAGGTCAACCATCCCCTGCACGCCGGACTTGATCGCGCCGAGGATCGGGCGGATCAGGTTCCACGCCGCCGTCACCGCGCCGCTGACCTTCGACCAAGCTGCCGTGAACGCCGGCGCGACAGTGCCCGTGAAGAACGCCACGACCGTCTGCGCCGCGCCCCTTACCGCGTCGAGCGCGCCCTGCACGATCCGGCGGAACGTCTCCGACCGCTGGTAGGCGACGACGAGCGCCGCGCCCAACGCGAGCAGCAGCACCGCGATCTTCAGGATCGGGTTCGCCGACATGACGGCGTTGAGCACCTGCTGGATCTTCGCCCACTTCTCCGTAGCAGCGGAAGCGATCTTGACGTAGAGGACGTGGGCAACAATCGCCGCTGTCAGCACCAGCAGCGCAGCCGTGATCGGCTCGATCACGCCCTTGAACCGGCCGTACACGCCGACAATGTCCTTGCCCAGCTCGACCATCCGTTGGATGCCGGGCACGACGACGTTCATGATGACCGGGCCGATCACGCCGAACGCCGCCGAGATGATGTCGCCGAGCGTCCGGAACCCCGCCTCGATCTTCGGCATGTTCCCGTTCACCCAGTTCGCGAACCGGATCAGGTATGGCAGCAGGATCTCGGCGAGCCCGGCCGCGGCCTCCGCAAAAGCGTTCTTCAGCTTCGCGAGCTGCATCGGGAACGTCTCCCCGGCCGCCTTCGCCGACCCGGCGAACCTGGTGTTCAGCTCGGCCAGGATCAGCTTCTGGGCGCCCATCACGTCCCCGGCTTCGACCATCGCCTTCACCTGCTTCTTCTGAGCGTCCGTGAACTTGACGCCGATCCGGGTCAGAGTCGACATGCCCGAGATCGGGTCGTTCAGCGCCTTGCCCATCGTCACCGCCGACTTCGCCATGTCCCGGCCCGTGGCGACGCTCATGTCGAGCATCGTCTTCGTCGCCTGGGAGAACACGTCATTCCCCTTGCCGACCTCGTCGCGGACGTTCGTGAACGTGAGCAGCATGTTCTGCCCCTTGCCGATCAGCTCGTCGTCCACGCCGCTCATGCGAGACAGAGACATCGACAAGTCGTCCACTTCCTTCGCGGTGACGTTCGCGGCGGCGCCTGTGGACTTCAGCACCGCCGAGGTTTGAGCCGCGACCAGCTGCCCCTCCGCGAGCTCGTCGAACCCGACTTTCAGCGCGACCGCCAGCCCGGCGAACGCGGCGCCGACGCCGACCGCCGCGACCTTCCCCAGGGTCTTCAGCGACCGGCCGAGGCCGCCGCTCGAGCTGGACGCGCGGCCGAACGCCCGTTCCAGCGAGCGCGAGTCGCCGACAATCTGGATCTCGAGCTTGCGCTCAGCCATCCACCGTCACCTGGGTCGCCGCGTTGATCTTCGCCGCGTGCGCGGCCATCGCGGACGCGCCGCCGCTGCCCTTCCTGCCGGTGGCTTCGAGCTCCATCTGCCGCAGGTCAGCCAGGATGTCCACCCACTCGCGCACGGTCAGGCTGCCGATGTTCCACGGCGTCAGCCAACGGTAGACACGGCTGAGGGCAGGGTCCCAGCAGCGGCGGGCTCGGAGCCGTTGCCGTCCGCCGCTTCGGCTGGGGGGCCGACATCCGGCATCTCCTCGTCCGGAGGCATGAAGTCGAGCACCTTCACCTTCCCGACGTCAGCCATTACCAGCGCCGGGTTCGTGCGGAGCATGAGCGTGAACGCGAGCGCCTTCATCACCTTCGCGGACCCGAACTGCATCTCGCCGAACGACACGCCGCCGGCGTTCTCCTCGATCTGCTCCATTTCGTCGAGCGTCAGGTCGTCGAGGTCGTACGGTTCCCCCGCGATCGTGAACACACCTAGCCTGGACATCCGTTCCCTCCTCCTAGAACCCGTTGTCGCCTGCCAGCCTGCCGATCATCCGCTCCAGTCGGCGCTCGACCTCGGGGGCCTTGTCGTCGAGCGCGGGCAGGAACGCCCTGGTCATCTGCAGCCTCCCGAACTCCGGATGCTTCCCCGTCGTCTTCCTCGCCTTCTGCTCGACGACGACCAGGCCGCCGCCGCGGACCCGTTCCCGCATCCCTCCGGCAGACCGCGGGCTGATGGAGGCGAAGCGCGACCGGGCCTCCACGGCGACAATCGCGCCCGCCTCCATCAGCTCGTCCTTCAGCTCCTTCGGCAGGCCGTTCTTCATCTTCCGGAAGTCGCGGTTCAGCTCACGCAGCCCGCGCACCCTGATCGTTGACGCCGCCACCGGTCACGCCGTCGGGTAGGTCATCCCGGCCGAGGCCGAGTTGACGAACTCGGCGGTGATCTCGGAGGCGTCTCCGACAGCGCCGTCGAGCATGTTGTAGTTCATGAGCAGCGCCGTGATCACGGCCGCCGGGTTCGTCGTCGACCGCGCCGCGGACGTCGCTCGCACCTCGACGACCACTCCGGTCGTGGACGCGATGAGCGGCTGCAGCGTGGCGTGCGTCTTCGCCGCGGCGAAGTCCTGGAAGAACTTAACCGTGATCTTGGCGTCGCCGAGCCCCTTCGCAACGGCCTTGCTCGTGGCGCCGAAGGCAGTGATGTCCACTGTCTCGCGGAGGTCCTCGACCGTCACCTCGTTTGCGTGGTCCGACAGGGTGACGCCGTTTACGATCACGTGCGCGTCCGTCAGTGTGAAGATCGCCATGTGCTACGTCTCCTTCTTCTTCGTCGTGGGCTTGCTCGGCTCGGCTCGCTCGATGTGCCCGCCGCTGACGAGCATGGCTTCCTGCTCCATGCCCATTGCCGCCTCGAACGTCGGCGGCTCCGACAGCGCCGTCACGCCGTGCACGGGCGTGTCCGTCAGCACCCGGTACGTGGCCGGCAGCAGCTCGAGCGCTCCGGTCACGAGCCACGCCTGCTCCTCCTGCCACGAGTCGAACCGATGCTCGAACTCGCCTGGCTGGAACACCGCCTCCGCGCCTTTCGTCTTCGCGACGTAGCGGCGGCTCATAGCTTGAACACCCCTACCGTCACCGACGTCACGCCCGAGTAGGTGAGCGTGCACATGCCGGTCGTCGGGTCCGCGTACAGCTCGGCCGGGAACGGACCGAACAGCCGCGATTGCGCGTTCGTGACGGAGCCGCCTCCGTCCGCGACCGCCAACGTCGAGCCTCCGCCCGCGGCGACCGTCGCCGGTGTCGCGAACGTCGCCGTGATCGCGCCGCCGCCCGCGTTGTTGATCCTCACGAACGTCCGGTCGGACGGCACGAAGGCGTCGCCGCCGCCGGCTGCCGCCACGAGCGCGTTGTCGTCGCGGAACCCGGCCTGCGTCACCTGGTTCACCGTAAGAGTTGCCACCGCATCCTCCTTCTCATGTGAGTACCTGTACGTTCCATTGCGCGCCCAGCACGTCGCCTTGGACGGACGCGAGCGCGTACTGCTGGTAGCCGGTGGTTGATCTGACCTGCAGGTTTTGGCAGGCGCCCCCCAGCGTCTTGTCGTACTCGATCGCCGCCTTCACGGACGCGGCGCCGCTGGTGTCGAGCATCCGGTCGAGGACACGCTGCCCCCCTATGTCGCTTGTCAACGTCACGAACGCCTGCACGATGATCGTCCAGTCGGTGAGGCCGTCGGACATCGCCCGGTGGTACGTGACCAAGTCCGGCCCCATCACGTACACGGTCGGCAGGGTGGGCGAGCCCAGCATGTAGGGGCTGATCTGCACGCCGGTGAGGGGGGCGAGGTCGAGGCGGTCGGTGAGGTTCCGGGCGATGCCGGCGCGGATGTCCTCGAGCGAAGCCATTGTCAGTAGACGCTGATGCGCGTGTACGGCTGCAGCAGCGCGGCGACTTGCGGGTCGACGCGCGCGAGACGCATCGCTGATGCCTGGTCGATGCCGACAGCGACGACCCCGAACGGCGCCATCCTGGCGCGCGTGAGGAGCTGCGACGCGATGATGGTGGTCGCCTGCTTGACGGCGGCGGGCGCGGCGGCCCACCCGAACTTCCCGACGATCTTCACGGTTCGCGGATAGGCGGTCGGGAACGAGAAGGAACCGGCGGGGTGCCTGACCAGCCGGGTCCACGGGCGGCCGTCAACGACCGCGTTCAGCGGTTCCGCCACATAGTCGACGTTGACCGTCCATGTGTTCTCGAACGTGCCGTCGCCGCCGTCGTCGGTCTGCAGCGTGGTCAGCGTCGAGATGTCGTCGGTCATGACGAGGGACGCGGACGTCGGAGTGTAGAACCTGGACTCGTCTGACGTGGTGGTGTAGAAGCGTCGGTCGCAGATGCCGTCAACAGCACGTGACGCCGCCTCGAGCGCGCTCTTTATGTCGAGGTCGGCGAACGTCATCCCGGTCATGGAGGACGTCTGCTTGAACTCGTCGATCTGCACGTACCAGGTGGCGGCGGGCGAGTGCGCCCGGATCTCGATCAGTGCTTCTTGGACGGCCTGGATTTTGCCGCCGGATGTGACTTCCCACCAGACGAGGTAGGTGCCGGCGGTGTCGACGTCGAGGGCGGCCCAGTCGTAGCGGACGGTTCCAGCAGCGGGAGTCACGATCGTTGCGGCTGCGTTCACCTTCAGCGTGGACGAGCCGACGGCCCGCATCTTGAACGCGACTGTGGTGCCGGTCAGGTCGACTGCGACGCCGTCAGCGGTGATCGTCTCCGTGATCGAAGCGTTGCGGTCCCCGACGTACCAGATGGGTAGGTCGGCCATTTAGGGGTCTCCTGGTGGGTCGGCGGGCCCGGCGGGGCTGCCGGGGTCGTAGTCGGCTGCGTCGGGGGTTCCGACTGCGCCGGGGCGTGGGATGGCGCGGCGGAACATGGCGGTGAAGATGCGTCCGGACGCCTGGAACACTGCGAGCATGGATGCGGTAACGGTCACGGCCGCCGCCGTCAGCGTCCTAGTAGTCTGCTTGATGATCGTCGCGGAGCTCGTCACGGTCGCGGTGAGTGCGAAGGTGATGGCGCGGCTGATCGTGGCGGTAGTGGTCACGGTGGCGGTAACGAGCTTCCCGACCTGCCGGGTGATCGTGGCGGTGCTGGTGGCGGTCGCGGTCATCAGCTTCCCGACGCTGCGCGTGATCGTCGCGGTGGCTGCGACTGTCGCCTCCAACGTCCGCAGGAAGGCCCTGGATACGATCATGGTGGCGGTGGTCGTCACGGTGGCTGTTAGCGCCTTGGCGACCTGTTTTATGATGGTCGCGGTGGCGGTGACTGTGGCCGTCAGTGCCTTCGCGACGTTACGCACCATCGACGCGGTGGTAGTTACGGTGGCGTTAACGAGTTTCCCTGTCTGGCGCACTATCGTGGCGGTGCTGGTCGCGGTCGCGGTGATCGTCAGCAAGATCACTTTCATCGCTTCGAGCGTGGCGGTGACCGTCGCGTTCGCGGTCAGCGCTTTACCGACTTGTTTGATGATGCTGGCGGTGACCGTCGCGTTGGCGGTGACGGCGAAGGTGATGGCGCGGGCGATGGACGCGGTTGTGGTGGCGGTCGCGGACATGAGCTTCCCGACCTGGTTGACGATTGTGGCGGTGACGGTCGCGGTCGCGGTGAGCGCCTGCGGGAACACGGTGGCCGCGGATGGGGTGAGGAACGCGACCACGGTGGGCCGCTGCACGCGGAACTCTGTTCGCCGCTGGACGGTGGGGCTGCGGACGTACCGGCTCACAGCCCTGCCCCTAGCCCCAGCGGGATCGTGACGTGCGGCATCCCCCACGGCCTGACCGCGATCAGAAGCGCCGAGTTGCGTGCATTCGACACGTCCGAGCTGCCCGCGCCAACATCTTCTGCCGCGGCGTTCAGCTGCCGGAAAGCGACTGCGCCCTCGACCCTGCCTACCGTGCTGTCGTCCGCCCTGTTGGTGTCAACCCGGTCGGTGTAGTTGGTCGGCGCCGTCGCGACCGTCGCCGTCCACGACCCGCCTGCGTTGGTCATGCCGTTGCAGTTGACGGAGACCCATAGGGTGTCCTCGGTGGCCCACCCGGCCGGGTCGAACGAGCCGGGGTCGGCCGCGGCCCCCGTGCCGTCAGCGATCGTCCCGGCCTCAGGCGCTGTTACTCCGTCCGCGTCGGGGATGGAGAGCAGGATCAGGGACGCGCCGCCCGTGATCGTCGCCGCCTGCGTCACCGTGAACGTCCCCGTCTCCGACCCCGTGCTCCACTTGTACGCCGCCCCGATCGCCATCGTCGACGAGTCGGTGGTCATCTGGTCGCAGAACTCGATGAACGACGCGCCCCACGCGGAAAACACGGTGCCGCCCGGTGCGCCAGCCCCCGCAGACGACTGGTAGGCGACGATGATCGCGATCAGCAGGTCGCCGACGCCCTTGGTCAGCCCGGACAGGTCGGGGAACGTGCGGGTGCCGGTGCCGTCGATGTTCGTCGTCAGCACCCTGCCGCCCGTGGGGATGATCGGGAACGCCATCTCTAGACGAACACCAAGGGCGTGCGGACAGTACGAATGTCCTCGTCGGAAACCGGGACAGGGAAGTAGTAGGGTCGGCCGCGGCGCTGCACCGGCATCGTCGGCAGCGGCGCATGGTCGGAGACGGTGGCGCCGGTGACAGTCCCGTTCTTGCCGTTCCCGAGGCTCGTCTTGTTGGCTTGGGTGCCGGTGCCGTCGTAGCCGAGTTCGAAGAAGAAGTCGCAGTCGGCGTCGGGACGGGTGACCCACTGCTGCGATATCGCCTCCGTCAGTGTGAGTCTGCGGCGCCAGCGGACGGCACGAGCGATCCTGCCTTGGAACGCCGAGCTAGTGGCGTAGTTGCCGAGCCGGTGGTTGGTTTCGCCACCCACCCTGGTCGCTCCAGACCCGGCGACCGAGTCGCCCGAGTACGTCT